TTTTTTTGGATTTGGTTCTTTTGATTTCTTCTTACTAGACGATCTAGTTCTTGATTTCTTTGCACTCTTTGCAGTTTCTTGCTTTTCCTTTTCCTTCTGATATGCCTCTTCTCCACTTAATGATGGTTTGAAACTACCAAATCCTTTAGTTGATACTGTTCTTGTTCTTGTTCTTACTGTTGGTTCTGGTTTTGGTTTTGGTTTTGGTTTATCTGATGTGGGTTGTCCAACTCTTGGATTTTCCGAAGTTCCTACAGGCGCTTTTGATTTCTTTGGTGTTACATCCTTTACAGAAACTTTTTTAATTTCCGGTTCTTTTTTCTCAGTTTTTCCAGATCCAGCAACTTCAACACGTTTTCCACCACCAATTCCAGATCTAAGAGATGGTTTTCTAACACCTCTCTTACCATGAACAGAACTTGGAGTGCCATGATCTTCATGACTTCTTACTCTATCATACATAGCACGATTAAGAAGATCTTTTTCTCTTTGATCTTTTGAATGATCATCACCTCTTCCTTGAGTGACTTTTGGACGATCAGCAGTTCTACGAGCAACACTACCCGCACCTCTTTCTACTGTTTTTGCTCCTTTATGTACAATTTTTCTCAAACCTCTTCCAAGTTTTGAAGCGATTCTAGAAAGTAATCCTGGTTTTTTTGTTTCTCCAGAATCATTAGAATCACTACTAGATCTCTGTGCAGATGTAGTTTCTCCAGAAGATTTTCCAGAATCTTGAGATCCAGAAGAACCATGTCTTCCTCTTTTATATCCACCTCTCAATTCTCTTCCAACTGCTTTTACACCTCTTACAGCAAGTCCAGCAGCATAACCGGCACTGCTAACAAGTTTTCTTCCTACATTTTTGACTGCAGATTTTACCTTTTCAAGTCTATCTTTTTTAACATCAGTATCATGCCCATGGGTTACTTTTGCCTCGACTAGAATTGAAGAAGATACTTCAAGAGACTCTAAAAGAGTATTCTCAATTTCTAAAATATCATATCCCTCTTCAATGTATTCTTCAAATACTTCCTCAACAACTTTTTCGATTAATTCATCAGTCAAAAAGAATATTTCAGACTCAGAAAGATAATCAAAAACTCCATCAAAGTTCTCAATTTCAGAAAATTCTAAAAGAGTTCCTCCAAGATTTTCAATAGACTCTCTCATTCCATCACCAAGATCAATAGATGGATTGATTGTAATTTTATTTTCTACTTTCTTTTCAACAACTTTTTCTGATTTTTCAATCTTACCAATTACTTCATATAAATCATTTCTCCAGTTTGAGAAACCTTCCTTGATTTTTTTCTTTTTCTTAAACTTACCAGAAACTTCTCCTGGTTCATATCCAATACCATCACCATCATCATCAAACCACTTCTTAATTTCTTTCGCTTCTTGAGTTGCAATTGCCTTACCAACTGCTTTTCTACGATTTAAAAGATACTTATCAGACTTTGTATTCTTCTTACCGTCATTATCAATATCATCATCTTCTTTACCTACAGGGTCTAATGCTTCAATACGATATGCACCAGGTTTTCCTGCTTTTGGATGCATATCTCTCGCAGTTCTTTCGGACTTGCTTGCTGCAATAGATGCAGATGCTCTTGTTACTTTTCTATTACCTTTTCTCAGGTTATCAACAGATTTTTGAGTATCACTTTGCTCATCATCTAATCTTTGATTATCAACAGCACTTCTTGCTCTATCTGCTACGACACCTTCATCAAACTTCTTTGCTACAGTTGCTGCCATATCTCTATGTGCTTTTGTTTTCTTCATATCTTCAACTGCCTTCTCATTATCTTTACGACGCTTCTTCATATCAGTCTCAAGATGAGAAGACTCAACAATATGCTCAAAGTAAATGTCAGTAATATCTCTTACAATATTAGTATCCATTAGAATAAACGCTTTCTTTTATTTTTCTATACTTATTTATGAAATTAACTCCATATGCCTTTCCGCCGTATTGTAGGTTTTCCTTTCCGGTTCCAATAGAACCGGGAGTTTTACTTGCATAATTTTTAAAAGCACCTAAAGTTCCAACAAGAGTGTTTGTGTGATTTTTATCTCTCATAGGACTATCCATTTTAACTTCAGTATATTCTGTTAGATCTTTAATCCAAGACTTAAACATATATCCTTCTTCAGTTACACAGATTAGATGATTGGTTCCTCTACGCATTACTTCACCAACCAATCCAGTATTTAAATTTTGTATTTTATCTCCGATCTTAAAAATTTTACCAGTTACATAATTTTCACGAAGATTTTTCATATCATATTTTGGAGCAATCTCCCAAAGATTATAACTTTCTTTTTTGACTTTTGTTTTTTTAACTTTCATTCCTTGACGAACTTGATCAAATAATGCTTGAGTTTCAGCATCATCTAATGTTTTTGGTGTTCCTCTTCTAAAAGTTGCAAAGTCATTATCCATTACTGCTTTTCTCATTTTAGATGCAGACATTCCCATCACACCTTCCGCATCAGCATCTCTAACTCCAGCAGAAATTACACGAATTAAATCAAAGTTGTAAAGATCTCCATTATACTTTTGAGCAAGATTTTCAAATTCTGATTGACGATCAGATCCACATACAATATTTACATTTGCATATCCTTCCTCTGCAGCAGTCACTAATACATTGAATATTGTTTTCATATCAGGATCATCAATAATATTGTCCTCGTATTGAGGAAACATTTTTCTCATATAATGAATTTTAACTTCAGGACTCAAAGGATTTTTTTTCGGATCTTGAGTTCTAGAAGGATATATTTTTAAGTCTCCACCAACTGATACTTTTTTTGCCATGTTAAAAGTCTTATCATGCCCAATTGTTGGTGGATTAAATCTACCAAATACAATAGTGAGAGTACCACCTTCTTCTGTAACTTCTTCTTCTGGTGCTGGTGTTTGAATTCTTTGAGACGCAGGTGCTGGTGTTTGAATTCTTTGAGACGCAGGTGCTTGCGCTTTTGTTGATTGTGGTTGTGAGGTTACAGGTGCTTGTACTCCTTTTGCTTGTGCTGATGGTTCTTGAGATGCTTGTCTTCCATCCAGAAATATTAATTTTCCGCCTTCAGTTCTTGCGACTATTTTACCGGAGCGATTCAACCATCCACCATGACCATCACCAGTTAATCCCAGTTTTTTGGCCTGTGAGGATGCTTGAGATTCTCTTGCTTCGGATAAAAATCGTAAAAAATTTTTCATATAATTGTTTTTATATTTTTATTTATTTTTATCACTTTCTTATATTTATGGAGATAAGGTGGCACGATCCCCTAACCACCAGTTTGCAAAGATGGTACTCTACCAATTGAGATATATCCACAAGTTCAGATATTATAAAACCCTCTTAACTAAAAAGTCAAGAGGGTCAGAGGAATCTTCCGATTTATTTATCAACCACGAGAAGAATCAAGAATGTTATTTCTCCACTCTTCACTCATGTTCACCATGATTGCTTCTGCAGACTCAACACTATCAGCATATCCTTCATCAAGAAGATGCTCAAGAACTACATCATAAAGATCGAGAGTTTCAACTTCTTCATAATCATTATTTTTGAAAGATTCTACAAATTCATAAAGATCAAAATCATTCATTTCTGCAATCATATCATATGCATCACAAACATTAGAAACATATCCTTCGCTAATCAATTCTTCAGCAAGAACATCAGCAATCATTTCATAACTAGCATTTATTTTAGTTATAGCACCAGCTGCTGTTTTCATTCCTTTTTTAGTAGTTTGCGGAGTACTAACTCCTCTTTCCGGATTTCCAAATCCAGAACCTCCGGCAATTCTTACGCCAGGTCGTGATGCAATTGGTTTAGTTGTATTACCAAGTCTTTGTCTCGATGATTGTTTTGCTGGAGGAAGTGCGCCTTTAATAGAAGAACCAGAAAGTGCCTTAACACTCTTTGTGGTTACTGAAGGTCTTGCAGATGGTTTAGTCTCACTACCTCTCCAAGGATCAGATGGTTTCTCTGCTTTTTTAGTGGTAGAAAATTCACTAGTATCTCTTCCACTAGAAGCAGATGCTTGGCGTCTAGCAGCTCTTCTCATTTCTCTACCAGTTGTTCTTGCTTTTGCTTCTCTTGCGGATTGACCACTAAATTCTTTTTTAGCAGAAGAATATCCAGCCTTAGCAGCACTACCAACTCTTTTGATAAATCCAGTAATTTTTTTCTTAGCAGAACTTAGTTTACGTCCTACTTCAGCAGCACCACCAGCAGCTGCTGAAACTGCTCCTGCACCAAGAGTTTTTGCCTTTTGTCCTGCAGATTTTGCTTTATCTGCTAAGTTACGTCCAGCGCGGGTAGTAGCAACTTGAAGTCTCTTCATTGCGTGCTTTTTAACAACTCTCCCGCGCTCAGATGTTTTTTCTCTTTCCGCTGCGGCCGCAGCAGAAGCGGATCTTTTTCTTGCTTCACTAGCAGACTTTTCGGATGATGCAGCATACTCTCTTCTTGCTTTGGCACGAGCATCCATATCAACTCTTGCTTCACTTAAAAGTTCACCTTCAAAAATATCAAGACATTCCTGAAGAGTTACTTCCTCTTCTGAAAGAATCTCTTCCATAATTTGAACAAGTTCATTATCACTTAAATCATCAATAAAAGAGAGATCTTCATCAAGTGACATATCAATGATTTCATGCCTTAGATCTTCATCATAAACAGCAACATATGCTTCACACAAACCTCTAATCTGTTTTGAGTCCATTTGATAATTTTTATATTTTCTATGGATTATTTATAAAATAAAACTATCCACCTCTTCCTTTTGTACCATAAGTTCTTCCAGATCTTGCAACATTTGTTCCTCTACCTCCAGCAGTTCCTTTCTTAGCATATCTGTGTTGAGTAATTACATCCGGTTCCGCAGGAAGATCTGTTCTTTGAACATTGCTGGTTGTTCCAACTCTACTTGCAACATCTTTTGGTTTTGATGCATAACCACCAACATATGAATTTGGTTTCGTCTGTGGTTTTGGTTTATCGCTAGTAGCAGCTCCTATTTTTGCCTGAGTTCCTGCTTGAAGTTCGCCCGCCTGAACATTTAATTTCTTAAATGTTTCCATATCGCCTTTTTGCATTGCTTGTCTTGCCTTTGCTCTTAATGCTGCAATTTGAGAAGAAACGTTTTCTGCTTCAGCAATAAACTCCGAAAAAGTTTTCATTACACCTAAACACTTTTTAGTATTTATCAAATTAAACCAATTCCATTGGATAATGCTCAGAATCTATGTTTATAGTTTTTTTCTTTTTTTTCTTTGCTTCGTTAACTGAAGCAAGCACAAATAATCCAGGATTTTTTTCTCCGAATTTTCTTACGATTGTTCCTGCAAGTCTATTTGCTTCATTTTCTGTAGGACTTCCTACCTTACCACTTCCATGAACTCCATAACTATGTTGACCATAATGAGTAAGTTCATGCGCTAATGTTCTCAAAATATCCATTGTATGACGACCTTTAATATCAATCACAATGCGATTATCTCTAATCTGACCAAATGCTGCAATTCTTTTTGCAAACTTAGGATCATCAACAAAATGAATTTTTGGTAGTTTGTTGATTTTTAGTTCTTTCTTTACAAAAGGAAGAAAGTTGTGAACTATATTTTGAAATTGTTTTGTTGTTATTTCTTCTGCAATAAAAAACAGTGAAATGATGAACATCTCACTGTCTCTTTCAAGTTTTCTCCACTCAGAAAAATACATTGTCGTTTTCTAAGTATTTATTCTTCACCAATTACAGAACCAATACCATCATCAAGTTGTTGAATTACTCCACGAATATCAACTACCCGAGGAGGAACACTTACTTCATCATAAGTATATCCTTTTTGAGCATCGAACAAAACTTGACGAACTGCAGCAGATGTACGAGCATCCATTTTGATTGTTACTTGTTTTTGTTTAGTCATAGATCTCTCTCCTTACGATTTTCTGAACGTTCAATGCTAAAAGCACCTTCAGGATAACGGGCATTCAGTTTTTCAAAGTTCATTTCAATTACTTCCTCAATAGAAATATCAAGTCCAATACATGCCTGAGAAACATACCACATAATATCTCCAAGTTCACGCTTTAGATGAAAAAGATTTTCTTCATTTACGGGTTTACCTTGGAATACAATCTTTTTCACCACCTCAGTAAACTCACCTGCTTCTGCAGACATTCCTACAGCAGCAGTAAGCAATCGCTCAGTAGGAAATCCTTTTTCACGAAGTTCAAGGAGACGATCGATAAAAGGTGTGTGTTCTTTACTAGGATTAGAGGTAGTGGCATTAACGAACTCAACGTACTTGTTCAAATCAATAGTCATTAGAATTTAAATCCTTCGAATGTTTTTTTAGGTTTCTTTTCTTCATAATCATACTCTTCATCTTTTCCGTTGTCAAGGATATCTTGTTGAGCAGATTGTTCGCAGTCATAAAGACGCATTTTAGCACGATCAATACCAATCACAAAACGCTTATGAATGGTAGGATCATTATAACGATTCTTAAGTTGTTTAACAAGAATCTGTCCAAGTCCTTCAAGTTCTTCTGTAGAAATCAGAGCAAACATTAAATCGGCGGTAGCGGGCAAACCAAATGATTCTGAGGTATCAGTCAGTTCCACATCAGAAGAACCATAACCAGAACGAGTTGTCTGAGTAGCACTTACAATAGGAACATTAAACTCAACTGCAAGACCGCGAAGTTCTTCTGCAATTGCTTTTACA